CGTCCACGTCGTTGATGCCGGTGAGGTCGACGAAGGCTTCGTCAATGCTGTAGACCTCAACGGCCGGCACCATAGACTCGATCAAGGTCATGACACGTTCGCTCATGTCACCGTACAGCGCGTAGTTCGAGGAGAACGGGACAATGCCGTGTTGCTTGAGTTTGTGTTTGATCTGGAAGTACGGCTCGCCCATTTTTACGTAGGGCTTGGCGTCATAGCTGCGGGCGATGACGCAGCCGTCGTTGTTCGACAGCACCACGATGGGCACCTTCGCGAGGTCTGGACGGAACACACGTTCGCAACTGGCGTAGAAGCTGTTGCAATCGATCAGGCCGAATATCGGCGGCGCCTTAGACATGGTTGCGCACGCTGCTGGTGACGACACCCCAGATCGCCAGTTCGTCACCTTCAAGGACGTACCGCGGCGGATACTTGGGGTTTTCTGACATCAGGATAACTTCTCGACCGCGAAGGCACAGACGCTTGCACACGGGCTCATTGTTCAACAACGCAATGACGATGTGGCCGTGGGACGGCTCAATTGATCGATCCACAACGGCCAAGTCTCCCTCATAGATGCCCGCGCCCTGCATGCTTTCACCGGCGAGCGACACTAAGTAAACGTGTGGCGCACGAATGTTCAGCACCTCATCTAGCGATATCTGCGCTTCGATGTGATCCGCGGCCGGCGAAGGAAAGCCGGCCGGGACGCGGAAGAGACATAGCGGCACCTTCGAGCCGCCCTCACTGATCGGACCTAGAATTGAGTAGCTCATGACGCACGACTTCCAATACTGTACGAATATACAGTTAACTTTTTGAAAGCCTTTCGGTCAATTCTTGCGGGAAATATCAGACCAGCGGGAGCACCCTAAACCTAAGCATCGCTACATCCGATAAGCGCCCCCTCCCCAACCTCGCGCCATTAACCCGCAACCTGGAGACTGTCCGGCAAACGATGCGTACCCTTCCGGCGAGCGATTCACCCGCCCCATTCAGGTCAGCAGAGCTGATTGACCAACGACGAAGGACGCGGATACGACGCAAAAAATCGATCAAAAGCGGTTTTTTTCAAAAAAAATAATTTTTTTTCGAAGAAGGGGGGGATTTGGAGAATCTAGATACGAGGAGGTAGCTAGAAAATAAACGTTTTGGACAAAGCTACCGCTAGGGGTCCCAAGAACGAGGGATTGCGTATTGTGCTAAAAATGACCAAAGCTAGGTCTTTGAGGCGATTTTGCTCTAAAAAACGCATTCGTGCAAGTTTTTTATTTCTTGGGGGGATTTGAGTATGTCTTAAGGGTATATCTAGCGAAGCCAATCACGCTACAAGCCACGGATTACGTGGCCTTCAGCGCAATGACTGATTATCAAAATGTACTTAAAAAACAAACTAACCTCTACACGCAAATATTCCGACTAACTTAAAACAACAAATCAACTTAAATACCTTAATAACAAACCCGACGAACGGAACTCCTTCCTTTTTAACAGTAGATCCAATACTGCAAGCACAAACAAAAAAGTGGTCAACGACAAGAAAGAACATTAAATTGAAGTTCGTATAAGCAATACCAAAACAGCAAATAAAACCTGAACAAAAAAATCGCAAAACCCTTTGAAATCAAGGCCTCCAGCCACTTAAAGCCAAAACAAAAACATATAAGAAAGCGATTTTTTAAGTGCCTCACTTTACCCACTACAGGTCTGTGGTCGCGATTGACGAGTTTTAAAGCCCGCTCTAAGATCACTCCCATCAGCCACACAGAACCAAAACGCCACGTCTCATTCGAGATTCCGGCGACGGCCCCTGTCGGTTTGATGAAAGGAAAAAACGAAAGTAAGAAAAAAAAGCAAAAAAAAGCTGAAGGGCGGCAACCCTCCAGCCTTGCTGCAAAACCACGGATCGTTAACGCTTAGGACGATTCGGCACCGAAATGATGCTGGCTTCACAGATTCTCGCGAATCAAAAGTAGCACAGATCATGGATGGTGAGCCATGGCCCTTGGTCGCTTGCGACTAAGGGCTTGGCGACTGAGCATCACGAAGAGGATGCAAAAATGTCCATTAGCCATTTGATGTTGATCTTGGCAATTGAGGTAGTTCGTCTGCTTCAAGACGTACTGCCGCTGTTGCTTGTCTGATAAAAGAAGCCGGGGAAACCCGGCTTTTTTCATTGGAAAGTGATCGCTTTGACATAACCTTGGCACGCAGCCAGTGCGATCAGTCCCCGATCACCGTCATCGGTGATACTGACAATTCGTTGAGCATGCGCTGGGTCAAGTTTGGCTCTTGTGGGGCCATGAACCACGCCGCCGGTGGCGGTGGCGGCTGACACCGATCCATTGCCGGCGCCGGTGGTGGCGTCGAGTAGGACTGACAGGCGCAGATCAGCAGTGGCAAGGCGGTCGCGAAGGCGATCTTGATCACGTTGGACATCGCTCAAGGTTCGGTAGTGGGTTTGTTCACTGGATGCCAGGCGCTGCTCGAGCGCGAGGCGTTTGTCTTGTTCGGCACGCTGCTGCGCGGCCGAGGCCAGGGCCAGCTGATTGAGGGTTTCGGAGGCGAGCCTGCTCGGCGAGCTGTTTACCGTAGCGCCAATCCTGCACTTGCCAGGCGATGGCAGCGGATCCGCCGACCAGAGTGGTTAGCAGCACCGCTTTGCCAAACAACCGATACGGCTCCGGGATCAGTTCGCCGAAGGGCATAGCACCTCCCTCGCCCGCCCCCACAACTGCAGGCGCTCCTGCAGGCCATTCAGGCCGCCGTTGATCTTGCGGGTGATCGCGTTGAATTCATTTCGATCCGCGAGCGCGTTCAATCCATTCACCGTCCAGAACCACGCGGCCGACTCGGCAGCCCATTGAGGCTGTTCCAGCAACTCCGGCGTGCGCAGCAATCGCTCATCGCCGAACAGCGCCAAACTGCAACGCAGGTAGTTGTTGTGGCCGGTGACCTGAATCAGCCCGCGACCACGGTAGCGCTGGCCATCACCGTCGGCCTCGGGCGTGTTGCCCAACCGCACGGCCAGAGTGCCGGTGTCGTACTTGCTCAGGTACTGGTTGCCGCCCAGTTCGCGCACGTAATTGAGCTCGCCGGACTCGTGTCCGACCTGGGCGAGAAACGCGGCCTGCCGTTGCGGCGTATTGATCTGCCGGCGGGCCATTGCGGCATTGAGCGCAGAAACAAAAACGCCCGCTTGGTGGCGGGCGTTCGGCATGATGATTTGGATCTGTTGGGTGGATATCTGCATAGCTGCTCCAATGCAAAAAGCCCGCTACGACAGCGGGCTTTTTCAGTTAATCGACCTTCTCGATTAGAAGGTACATTTCGAGGTTGTTGGGTGACGGATCAGCTCATGTGCGCATTCAGACTTTGCGGTCTGCACCTCCATAAATTGTGGGATAAACACCGCAGCACAAGCTACCAATGGTACGAAGTAAAGCGACAGGTACAGTCTTCCAAGCATTACGAACTACCTTTCTGATGGGTCTCCAGACACGCTAACGAATAACAAATCTCGCTGCCACCGAACTCATGTCATTTCGAATAGCCTTGAGATCCATGCGCTACTGCCTGATCTGTACGACCTTCAGATCCTTCGCCGCTTTTTTCTTCTTACCTCTGGCATTCGCCTTGCCCTTCTTGCCGCCGTTGCACTCGACCGTTGTGCTCCAGCCGCTTTGGGTAAACACCTGCTCCACGGAGTCGACCAGGTATTCGCCGTCGAGCCCGACCTTAAAGCCCTGGGCGTTGATCGATCGTTCGGCGAAGAGATCGGTACGCCCAACCATTTCCAATCTGACCCCAGCTGTGGAACGGTTGAACGCAGTTAGGCGTGCTTGAGCTGCTGCTTCGGCGGCGGATTTGTTCGGGTAAATGTGTCGGTCGGTGTGTACTGGCGGCAAGCCGTCTGGAGACTCGTCGTTGTCGAGAGTGACCACGGCGAGCTTGCCGGTCTTCTTGTCCTGGTGCTTGGCCGATACAGCCTTGTGGGTGTTGCGGTCGCCGAGTCTGAACTGGAAACGACTGACATCCCGGCGCTGGATAGTCACCGTGCCCAGCGCCTTGCCAGAAGCGCTCTCCCCGCCCTGACGCGGCATCACCAACAGCTTGCCGTCGGCCACCTTGGCCGTGCAGTCATATTGCTTGGCCAACCGTGTGATGAAGTTGAAGTCCGATTCGTTGAGCTGATCGGCACGCGGCACCTTGGTCAGCACCGGGCAGACCGCCTGCCAGCCGTTGCGAGCGGCGACGTCGGCGACGATCCGCGACAACGGCACGTTTT